CTTCTTCCCACTTCTCAGGCCATTCATCCTCCCATTCTTCTATTACTTCGACCTGATATAAGATCTTGAGATCTCCTCCATTAATACGACACTTAATATTAAACTCTGAAGTATCTGGATCTATTATTATATCAGGAATATGCGATTCAATCCAGCCAATTGTTTGTTCTCTAGGCTGCATTCTTTTCCTCCGTTATTTTTTTAAAGTAATTACCTACTTGTATGACCTGATCTGGTGTAGCATTATTCTTTATTCTATTAGCAAGCATACATATAATTTGTACATTTCCTTTTACATATCCTACTTCAGGAATAATTCTATCTATAGATGGTGAAGCATCAATCTGCATTCCTTCTCCTTTTTTAAATTCAATACTAAGGACAGGACACTTATTATCTTCAGGCCATATTTCTTTAATATATTCTTTATCAAGATTAAAAGAAATATTTTTATTTCTAATCCTACTTTTAGTAACTGAACACAGATGTGCTTCCTTATTTTCTTTTCTGTGTCTTCTTTGTTGTTTTAATAAATCTTCTTTATTTTCTTCATAATATTTTTTATAACGTTCTGCTATAGCTTCTTTATTTTTTTCACGATATTTTTTACGACTTTCTGCTATAGCTTCTTTATTTTCTTCACAATATTTTTTATAATATTCTGCTATAGCTTCTTTATTTTCTTCAAGATATTTTTTACTATGTGGCATCATCCTCCTCCATAAAAGGATTATCAACCTGTGACATCCTGCCTGTCTCCTTATTATAGTGGAGGTAACAGGCAATACCAGTGTCTCCTGTGTATCTATTCTTGAGTATACGAAGAGTAGTGGTGTTAGCCTCATGCTCGTCTTCTGCTTGTTGATTTCTTTCCAAGGCTATAACACTATCAGATAGGTGAGCTATACTAGCTGACCCTCTAAGATGCGACAGGCTGACCTCTCTGCCATCCTCATGGCCTCTGTCTCCTGCTGGTCTACGTAGGTGAGATACCAGTAAGAGTGCTATCCCTGTCTCTTCTACAAGGGATCTTAACTTGGTCATTAGTACATCAATAGACTTTCTTTCATCTCCAAACTCTTCGTTTCCTGATACCAGTATGGAGAGGTGATCCAGAAAGATCCACTTACAGTCCAGAGCTTTAGCCATATACCTTACTCTATCAAGAATTTCATTGTTAGATATAGAACCAAAGTGATCGAATGCATAGAACCTTTTACTATCAATGGTCTTCTTCTGCCACTCCCTAAGTTGCTCAGTAGTATACTGATCCCTTATTTCTTTGATGTATAGTCGAGCATTCGCTTCTACTGACATAAGATTAAAGGCTGTATGTTTTACATTTTCTTCCATACAAAGTACACCTATATTATCCAGAGTACTTAACATAATATGATGCATGAGTTCCCTAATGATACTACTCTTACCCATGCCAGCACCACTGGTAAACGTAATGAGTTCTCCTGTCCTCATGCCATAGGTTTTCTCATTCATCTTAGGCCAAGGATACAGACAGGTTTCATTATAGTTCTCCTCATAGAGGGACTCCCCAAGGTCTGCAAGATTTATAATACCTGCTGGTGTGTAAGGCTTGGAGTTCCACCATGCCTGAGTAAAGCTTTCACGCCTTCCTTTTTGCAGATACTCATTCGCATCCTTAAATTCAAGAGCCATAATCTTACACTTGTTAGGTTCAAATAACTGGGCTACCTGTTGTGCCGCTTCTTTACCGGGAGCATCGTTATCAAAACAGAGGACTACAGTCTCAAACTTGTTAAGATAATTAAAGGCTTGCTTGCAATTCTCTACGGCAGATGCAGCCCCATTCTTAATGGAAACCACAGGCCATTTGCTACCCATTAATTCATAGGCAGACATAGCATCTACTTCACCTTCACATACTGTGATATACTTACCAGCCTGATTGAATATGTTCTGTCCAAATAGACCAGCCATAGAGATGTTACCTTCTGACCAGAACTTTTTAGTCAGAGCATTGCGTACCTTATTAGCTATGTGATTGTTATCTTCATCAAAGTATCTATAAATATGATGGGTTACTTTTCCTCCATCAGCTAACTGAACCAAGGTATTAAACCTTTGAACTGTGTCCTTGCTAATGCTTCGGTCAGGGATTGAAGACACCTGTCCAGAGGACTTTAAACTGGAGCTAACTTCTACATTCATGGGAATAACCTCTGCTGTACCATTTGAAAATCTAGTCTTACAACTATAACAATACGAATGACCGTCATCATATAGATGATGGGCATCACTGGAACTACAACTAGGGCATGGCCCCTTTCGTTTAAGCATCTCCACTCCTTTCAATGATTTAATTAACATACTGTAGAGTACGTAAGTACTCCCTCTACAGTATGTTAATTAATTTTTGGGTGATCCTCTTTCTTTAATAATTTTATATTCAAGATTAGGATCATAGCCCAGATGTTTACACAGATTATATCTGTTTTTAATTTCAGCCTGAGCTTCTCTCTTGCTGTTAAAATAATCAACAACAATATCACCGTAGTCTTTTTCCAGAACTATTTTCCACCTATCCATCAGTAAAACTTTCCTTTAATATATTCTGCACAAAGTTTTCTTTGTCTTCCATCACCTCATTAACCTCCTGTTTTGCCAAGGATTTTGATTCCTTATGAGAGTACCCTTCGTTCCTGTACTGTTTTACTAGATGTTGAAATATATTATTACGTTCTCTTTCCCATAGATTTTTTGTCATTACTCTACCCAACTTTGGTTTGCTCGTTTATAATTTAACTTAGATAATTCTTTACGTAATTTTTTTATAGTTTCTTCTTTCTCTTCTAGCTGTTGCTTTAAAGTCTCAATGTTTTTATGAAGGACTTCGTTTGTAGTTTGCATAGTATACTCCTCTTATTCCCTCATGTCAATGTAGAATAGGTGTTTACCTATTGATCCTAAAGCTTTAAAGTTTGGATCAGATGCCCAGCTTGGGGTTACATAGTTGGCATGATAGTGGGTAGCACCAACAGTTTGCTTTACTTGTATACCTTTGAGTGCCATCTCTGCAACATTAATAGATTTAATTAATCCTGATATATCTGTAAACCTTTCTGGTCTACCGTCACACCAATAACTGAAGTGACACTTATCCCTAACAGGATTGTCTTTCCAATACTTACCTTGATGTACTACCTTGCATATCGTATTAGGATAGTTGCTGCTTTCTTTTCTTGTTAGTATTACATTAGCTACACTAAGCATACCTAGCAAAGTCTCTGACCTAGCCTCATGATAGACAGCCTCAACTAGACAATCAAAGTTGTCTGCTTTAGCTGAAGCTGCCATCATTAAAGTTATTAAAGTTATTAATATTAATTTCATTAGTGAAGCCTCACTATATGAATGTCTGAATTAAACCAGAGATCCTTTCCGAAACCCAGTTGCATTAGAAATTGAGAGGCTTCTATTTTACTATTAAATATCTGAACACCTTCGCCTTCTTGATCAGGTAATATATCCATTGATCTTAGATCATCTGGATCATCTACGTGAACAATAATATAAGACATTCTTTTCTCCTATAGTAAAAGGAATAGTAATAATAAGATATCCATTTGCTCCTCCTATTCTACCTTTGTAAATAAGTTGCCCAGTATTGAGCCGTCTTCCACCCTATTTTCTTTAGCTTCATATGATGCTCCACCTACATTAGTTCGTTGGATATCATTATGATTTAACTCAGCCCAGTAGATCTCCAAGGCTTCTGTCTCTTGATGAGCTATAAACTTATGCATCTCTCCTGCTGGTACGATAGAAGTATCGCCAGCAAACAGGTGAGTACTGTCACATAAGCCATAGTCTTTCCATCTCTGGATCTCTAACTCACCACTGATTACATAAAACATATTGATCTTTGATTGATGCTTATGTTGTGAACAATAAGCCCCAAGCTCTACCTTAATTCTATGTACTTCTACGGCTGCTGATTGTAGTATAGGTTCTGTACTGCCCCATACTTTACCTTCGATGACACTCATTTACTTCTCCTCCAATCTAAAATAAATGTAGTCATCTCCTACTGTAATAGATTTAACATTGGGGTTAACCTTTTGTTTTCCCACATAATTCCATTCCAGATCAGGGTTAGTGGTTGTCTGTTGATGTACTTCATCAAAGAACTCTTTGTTCTCTATATAAAAAATAAGATTTGTTATCATAGAAAATACTATAAACATTTACTTCTCCTTGTATACGATGTGTAGTTTAGATACTATCTCTTTAACTATACCATCAAGATAGGGTTGTAACCCTGCTCTATGTATATTAAATAATTTTTTATGTTGTTCAAGTTCTTCTTCAAGAGCCTTGATTCTTAAATCTTTTTCATCAGGTTCTTGTACTTCTACTCCTTCATCAGCCATTGTCTCTCCTAACTTTTAATATTTTTCTTGTATGATCCAACTGATCTTGTCTAAAACCATGATTATATATTAGATTTTTTCTTGGCCTGTTGTTTTTAGTTAATGCTCTTATCTTACCTGCTCCTATACCAATAGGCTTTATTTTACTCATTTGTCTCTCTCCTCTTCAAGACTTTTAACTATACTAAGTAGTTCTCTGACATCAGCCCGATAGAGTGACCAATACTTCTCCTTGTCTAAGTCACCCCTGCTGTTGTCAGCCCTCTTTAAATTAGCCAAGGCTATGTCCTTGACTTGTTCGATCCTTTCTTTTTTGAGTTGCATTACTCTTCTTTCTCCACTTCACTAGTAGTAATTTCCATTCTAGATTGTTTGGCTAGTGTATCCAGAGCATCTGCACAGGCAGAATAAACTTCTTCACTATCAAACACAGCCCACTTTTCCCTATGTATACTTGTAGTTGCATATACTATTATCATAACTTATTCCCCTTCTATTTAGTAAATGACCTCTTCCCTCTTAGATATAGGTAAATCAGCAGGGACTACGTTTACAACCCATGCATACTCCCCTTCACTACTCTCATAGTCTTCTATAAATTGTAGCTTAACTCTTAGGTTATGTTTCTCTAGTTGTTTATTAATAAGACTAACACCATCTACAAGACCATCGCTCCTGTCGCCATCATTGAATACTAATAAGTTACTCATTCTCTTTCCCCTTTGGATAATAAACATATACTATGCTCTCACATGCAGGACAACTGAGGTTAGTGACCATTGCATAGTCTTCTTCTTCTATGTCATGATCACCGCCCCAGATTAACTCTGTCTTGCAGTGCCAGCAGTTCACGCTGCTAACGCCTCCCATTCTGGAGAAGCCAGCATCTTCCTCACCTTATCTTCTCTGTTAACCTTCACGTTATGAGGAGAACTTCCACGCTTACTATCAGGATGTGAAGACCAGTAGGTAGCTGCATTGTATGCAGTCCAGAGGGTTCCTTCCTCTCTCTTACCATAGGTTTCATAGTGTCCTCGTCCATGTATGTGACGGTTCTCTTCATCGAAGATCTTCATAAGGTTAGATAGCATTACTTTATTAGCTACCTTCTTTTTACTAACATTATCAGTACGTTGTGCCAGTGTTTTAGTGAAGAGATTGATAGCCTCATATCTTTTTACTGGGGTATCATACCAGTTACGCATCTCCTCAAGACCAGAGCCAGAGATAAACTCACCAGCATTCCTAATCTTGGTAGCAAACCCAGAGATATTAAAGTTCTTGGTATGCCTACCATATACATAGGCCAGCTTGTCACCTGATACTAATGTATTATAACAGAATGATCTCCACAATCCCATCATACCATTGTTAGCCCATGTTCTGTTATGAGAAGTTCTAAAGACAAACTCAGGTATAATACTATCTTTACCTTCTCTCATAGTCATAGTATGGGCAGGGAACTTAGCTCTTAACTCCAGCTTGGCTCCTCGATCATAGACATTAGTTGTAAAGTCAGCATCAGTCATGTCTATCTCAGCCCTTTGTAAGGCTTGCGCTACCCCATCCACGATCTCCGCATACTGGACAGG